CTGGAGGGAAATGATGAATGAAGAAAAACGAGAACCAAGGGGAGTTGTTCGAGCATACCGATATCACTCCTTACTGCCAATCGAAGCCCAGAACCGACTTATCGAGTGTGTCGGAATTAGAGAAGGAGAAACAGCGGTACAACGAAATCTGCGCATATCGAGAACGATTGATCGAGTTAAGAGCCAATATCCAGAGTTTTTCCGAGCTCGGTCTTGACCCGTCCACCGTTTTACTCTCGGATGCATCAGTACGTGTCGGAGTGTCCAGCCCCAAGGCGAAGTACAGCGATCAGGATTTAATTCATTGTTTCGATCTTCGCCTGGCGGGACTTTCTTTGCGCGAAATCTCGAAGAAGATGGGCATTCCAATACGCACTCTTAGGGATATTTTCTCAGGACACAGACGTGCAGTTATTCCAACTAAGTTCAAGTGAAGCAGTGCGCACCCGTAACCAGAACCGCTCAATACTGTAGAAAAATCGGGGGATTGTATGACTAAGAAAAAGCCATTGACCGATAAGCAGAAGCGTTTTATTGATGAATACATGGTGGACAGTAACGCCACACAGGCCGCGATAAGGGCCGGATACAGCTCAAAAGCGGCCAGAGTTCAGGGTCAAGAGAACCTGTCAAAACCTGCCATCCAAATTGAAATTGCTAAACGACAGGACGCATTGAAAGAGAAGCTGGAATACACGGCTGAAGATTGGACACGTGATGTCCTGGAGCTTAAAAACCGCTCAATGGAGGAGATCGAGCTTAAAGACGAGGACGGCAATGTAGTACATACGGAGACGAAAGATCCGCAGACCGCTCATAAATGTCTGGACATGCTCGGCAAACGCTTAGGCCTATTCGTTGAGAAGAAGCAGGTGGAAGTTAATATTTCCGATCGCTCCTCCTGGCTGAATGAAGTTTTGAAGGAGGTCAAGGATGAATAAAGAGGCCGCCGACTTCGAGATGGGCTTAAGGCGCCTGGCTATCGCTTGCACGAATGATCCGCTCCTTTTCGTCCAGAAGTGTTTCCGCTGGGGACATGGAGAGCTGGCCAATTACGAAGGCCCTGACGTTTGGCAGCAGAAGATCTTGTGTGACATCCGTGACCGGCTCAAGAACGGCGAAACACGGCATAAAGCTATCCAGATAGCAGTGGCATCAGGCCACGGTATCGGCAAAACGGCCTTTGTGGCCTGGATCATGTTGTGGGCAATCTGCACATACCCAGATATGAAAGGGGTCGTGACGGCCGAAACCAAGAACCAGCTCATAACAAAAACGTGGTCCGAGTTGCATAAATGGCACCACCTTTGCCTTTTCCGAGACTGGTTTGAGGTGGCGGCTGAATCCATTTTCTCAACCCAGCCAGGACACAAATACACCTGGAGAATTGATGCAATCCCGTGGAATGAAAACAACACCGATGCATTCCAAGGCCTCCATAATCAGGGCAAGCGGATCCTTGTCTTGTTCGATGAAGCCTCAGTTATCGCTCAAAAGATTTACGAGGTGACGAAAGGCGCATTAACGGACAAGGACACGCAGATCATCTGGTGTATTTTCGGAAACCCAACGCGCCCAGACGGCCCATTCTTCGATGCATTCCACAAGAGCCGCCACCGCTGGATAACGTACAACATTGACAGCAGGACGGTGAAGATCACGAACAAGGAGCAGTTGCAAGAGTACGTCGAGGACTATGGAGAAGATTCAGACTTCGTGAAGGTGCGTGTTCGAGGCGTATTCCCCAGTGCATCAGCCAAGCAATTCATCAGCCGTGAAGAGGTTGACGCCGCGGTTAATCGTGACGTGGGCCAGGTCAACTACTCCAGAACAGTGGCTATCCTGGGCGTGGACGTAGCGCGGGAAGGTGATGACCGCTCGGTAATAGCCACCAAGATCGGCCGTGACTGCACTATGCCGCTCAAGGTATTCCGCGGCCTGGACGGCCCTCAGCTCGGAATGCAGGTGCTCATGTATGCAAATGAGCTTAAGACCAAGGGCATCCCCAGGGTGTACGTAAACATTGACTACACGGGTGTGGGGGCCAGCCCTTACGATTGGTTGAAAGATAAAGTACAGCACTTGAACAAGGTCATCAGTGCGAGCCAGAGCACTAATCCCCAGCGCTGGGCGAATAAGCGGGCCGAGATGTGGGACAAGATGAGGGATTTCATTCGCGATGACGGAGCGATCACAAAGAGTGAAGAGCTAGCCGAAGATCTTTGCATACCTGAAAAACTCATTGACCAGAAGGGCCGGTTATTGCTCGAATCCAAGGACAGCATGAAGAGGCGCGGCATGAACTCTCCAGACACAGCAGACGCGCTGGCACTCTGTTTCGCTATTCCTATTCAGGAGTACATAGAGGACGATAGCTGGAGACATCAGCGCGCCCAGCGCTCCAAAACGATCCGCGATCCATACGCATAGGGTGTGCGCATCAATCTGCGTACAGGCTCGACAATCGGGACATGATGAAGATCGAAACTTGTACGCTCTCAGACTTATTCAATGACCCTCGGTATGAAGAGGTGTGCCAGCACTACCGCCAGGAGGCGGGCCACCTTGACCTCAAGGGCATTGTGGACAAGGATAAATACTCATTCCTTGCACAGAACGGCTTATTGCTTTGTGCCAGAGCCGTGAGCGAGGGCCAGCTTGTGGGGATTGTGGCAATCGTCATGTGCCCCTCACTTCACAACTCTAAAGACGTGGCCAATGTTGACACGCTTTACCTTGAGCCAGAGCACCGAGGCCACGGCCTGCAATTCTTACGCCACGCAATAAAAATGGCGCGGGAGTTTGGCGCCTCAGGTATTCGATTTTCTGCACCTGCTGGGAGCCGCACTGAACAGCTTTTCGACCGATTGTTCACGCGCTCGGACGTTACTTATTACAAGTCTTTGGAGGATTAAATCATGGGTATGGAAATGCTGGGCATGGGCCTTTTAATGGCCGGATCTGCGGCCTTGTCTTCTCACACACAGAGCAGGGCCGCAAGAAGCCAGGCATCAGCTCAGAAGGCCGCCACAGAGGAGGCCAAACGCAATGCTGAGAAACAAGCTGAACAACAGCGTGAGCAAATGCGTATGCAGAACCAGAAGACCGCAGACATTAGCAAGATCCTCGGCGACAACACTAACGACATGTTATCAGGCGGTCAAACAATGCTGACTGGAGCCGCTGGTGTGGACGATCAAGATTTAACGCTGGGCAAGAAGTCTGCCCTGGGGTAGGCAATGAAAGAACGTGAATTAAGAGAAAAGCTCATAAATCGCTGGAGAGAACTCCGGCGGGAGCGGGATCCATACATGCAGCAATGGCGGAATATCTCAAAGTTTCTGAGGCCCGCTAACGGCAAGTTTTTGAGCCCAAAAAATCAGAACGAAGCCAAGGACAAATGGAATTCCATTTACGACAATACGCCGCTCAAGGCCTCGGACGTGCTGGCCAAGGGCCTCATGTCTGGCATGACCGATCCGTCACAGCAGTGGTTTTACCTGACAACAGGAAGCCCTGACTTAGATGAATCTGTAGAGGTGCGCCGCTGGCTGTCAGAGGTGAGCCAGATCCTTTACATGTCCTTTGCTCGGACAAACCTGTATCAGTCTCTCCATCACGCATGGATGGAGGCGGGCCTTTTCGGTGTCCTGGCAATTATCATTGAAGAGGATGACCAGCTCGGCTTTATCTGTAGTCCTCTGACAGTCGGAGAATACTGCATAGCCTGTAACGCACGCGGCATTCCAGACACTCTGTACAGAGAGTTTTCAATGACCACGCGCCAGCTCATTGACGAGTTCGGAATCGATGTGCTCCCCTCCAGTCTGGCCGCCGTGGCCAAGGCTGGAAAGTTGGATGAACAACAGGTGGTTTTGCACGCTATCGAGCCGCGCAAAGACCGTGATCCGAGATTCAAGGACAACAAGAACATGCCCTGGCGCTCGGTTTACGTCCTCAAAGACTACAACGACAGCGCACATCCGATCCTCCGCGAATCTGGATACAGGACATTCCCAGCGGTCGTTGGACGCTGGGGCGCGATCAGTAACGAGACCTATTCTTCTGAATCGCCTGGCATGATTGCCTTAGGCGATGTCATGCAGTTACAGCATGAGCAGAAGCAGAAAGGAAACGCTATTGACTACATGGTCAAGCCTCCGATCGGCCTGCCCACTGAAGCTAAAGATTCAGACATTGACACCGACCCAGGCGGCGTTTCTTTCGTGAACGGTGCCACAGGCCGCAAACCTGTAGAGCAGTTGTGGAATGTGAACATCAATCTTGGCGAGTTGCGCCAGGATATTGGCGAGGTGCAGCAGAGAATCAAAGCGGCTTTTAGTGTTGATATGTTCCTCATGCTCAACAACCAGAGCGCTATCAACCAGATGACGGCCACTGCCGTGGCAGAGTTGCACGAGGAAAAACTTCTTATGCTCGGCCCTGTTCTTTCAAGATTCAACAATGAAGTGCTCAAGCCCCTGATTGATCGTACTTTCGACATTCTCAACGAACAGGGAATGATTCCGCCAGCACCAGAAGCGATCCAGGGCACGGATCTGAATATCGAGTACACATCAATCCTCAGCCGCTCTCAGAAAGAAATTCAATCTCGTACCGACCAGCTGGCGATTCAGGAGGCGCTCCAAATTGCACAGGTTCAGCCCGACTTCTTGGATAACTTCGACCTGGACAAGTACGCCCAGATTGTTTCCGACAAGCGCGGTGTTTCTCCTGAAATTCTTCGTTCTTCGGACGAGGTGGCAGCCATCAGACGGCAGAGGGCACAGCAACAGCAACAGGCTCAACAGCAACAACAGATGACGCAGAGCGCCGATATGCTGGCCAAGTTAGGAAAAGTTCCGACAGGTCCAGAAACAATGGCGGGCCAAGCGGTACAAGGTATGCAGGATATGGCCGCGGAAGGTATGGCATAAGGGTGTGCGCATCAAGAAATTAGGACGTTAGAGAATGAGCAAGACAGTAAGAGATCCGTTCGCAACTTCGACTGCTGAGGCTGAGGCTAAGCAAGCGGAGTTGGCCAGAGAGGAATACGAATTCCGAGAAGCTCTCAAGGAGGTTTTGGAGACGCGGGCAGGAAAGACCGTATTCAGGCGATTGTTTGCTGAGAGCGGCTTTTTCGGCTCGGCATTCGATACAAACGCTCTCAACATGGCTCGGAAGGAAGGTAAGCGCGAGTTTGCGCAAACCATTTTCGAGTACGTCATTAAACACAAGCCTGAATTTATTCAGGAATTGAGAGAACAGAATGAATGAAACTGTAGAAACAGCCGAAAAAATTGAAAGCGAGGCCGGATCTACTCCCGCCCCTGTTGAGCAAACAGCTCAGGCCCAACAGTCAGAAACTCCCGAAAGGATAGAGGAATCCTCCCTGCTCAATTCCGACATGACGGAAGAGGCGAAGGAAACCGAAGAGAAGCAGGAGCCTGAGAAAGAGGCAGGCGCTCCCGAGAAGTACGAAGACTTCAAGGCGCCTCAAGGCGTTTCCCTTGACGCTGATGTGGTCAAAGGATTCTCAGAAGTAGCAAAGGAGCTGAATCTTCCGCAAGAGAAAGCCCAGGCCGTTATCGATAAGGTAACGCCGATCCTGGCTCAGAAACAAGCCGACCAAATCGCGCAAACAAATAGGGCCTGGCAAGAGAAGGTCAAGTCTGATCCCGTAATTGGAGGCGATCACCTCAAGTCGAGTATTGCCACAGCGCAGAAGGCCCTCAGGGATTTCCGAGGTGCTGACGGAAAGTTTGTTGATGAAGACGTTGCGGAACTGGCGGCTATAGCTGGCAATCATCCAGGCCTTATCAAGATCCTCAAGCATTTTGGTTCGGTTATCGGAGAGGACCGCTCACCCGCCGCAAAGAGTAACGCCGTGAAACAAGTATTAACGGCAACAGATTTCTACAAAGCAAAGGAGTAAATCATGGCAATTATTAACACTGGTGCCACCACACTTGCTGACATTGCTAACCTGACACAGGACAGCGATCTTCAGAAAAAGGTTCTGATTCAGACGATCCGAGACTATTCTGGTTTCTTCGATCAGCTCACTCTCATTCCTGCCAATGACGGCACAGCCTGCAAGGGTACGATCATCACCGAATACCCTGAAGGTGAAATTGTTGGCTACAACGAAGGATGGGGCACTTCCCAGGCTAAAGGCCGTGCAGTCAGATACGATTCTTTCCGTGTCCGCACCTCTTCCGAAGTTGACGCCGATCTTCTCGATTCTCGTAAACCTGAAGACAGAGACACATTCCGCTTACGCAAAGACGCCGCTGTGATGCGTGGTCTTGCACGACAGGCCGCAAAATCCGTGTTCTATGGTTCTGGTGACGGTACAAGTCTCGGTCTGTACAACATTGTCAACGGTCAAGACAATGAATTCTATGACCGCATCATCAAGGGTTCATCCTCCAAGGCCTCTGGCAACTATGACATCTGGCTGCTTTCCTGCGACACCGAAAACCTGTTCACGTTCTATCCCGAATATGGCGCACAGGGTGGTGTCTGGATCAATGCACGTCCGCAGAAGGAACGCATTGATGACGGAAACGGCAAACATCATTACGCTTATGTCACCGACATGGGCTTTGATATTGGCGTGGCCTGCTTCAATCCGCTGAATATTGTACGCATTGCCAACATTGACGCCTCCTCTCTGGTTAAGGACGGCAAGACAGGTGATGACCTGATTGACCTCATGACCCAGGCTCTTGAGAAGTTGGACGTGGCCAATCCTGGCAAGACAGTGTTCTTCGCAAACGACACAATCCACAGCTATCTGCGCCGCCAGATCAACAACAAAGTGACAGCCTCTTTGAACTTTGAAAACGTGGCAGGACGCTCCGTCATTACGTTTGACGGTGTACCCGTTCAGAAGGTTGGTACAGACGTTTTGAAGACTTCCGCAAAGATTAGCTAAGGAGACAGAATCATGTACGACAAAGAGTTACTTATTTTCAAGAACAAGGCGCTCACAGCCGCAATCACTTCTGATGTGATTGACCTCGGCGCGGACATTAACACAACGGGCCAGAAGCCGCTTTACCTGGTCATCATGCAGACAGAAGAGATCAAATCAGCGACCGCCACGGTTACATTCAATCTTCAAGAATCCGCCGACAACTCCACCTATACAACGGTGGCAAGCACTGGCGCATTGACTGCAAAAACCCTTGGTTATGGCGTGGCAATTCCGCTCCCTGCCAAGTGCAAGCGTTATCTGCGCGTGACCACCTCAGTGTCATCTACCGCTCCGACAGCAGGTAAGGCAACTGCATACGTTTTCGACAAGTTCACAGATCCTTGCGTGAAGATGATCGAAAGCGACTAATCAGTTAATTCTCGTTGCAGTTTTCAGTAGTTGTTAAAAGAGAGGAGGGAGGCTTAAAAACCTCCCTTTTTTAATATGAATGAAGTGTCAATTTGCAATGCCGCGCTCAGCTATCTGGGCGAGAAAGGAACGATCACGAGGATCAAACCACCCGAAGGCAATCCCCAGGCGGAAGCGTGTGCTGAATACTATCCCCAGGCGCTCCGTTACTTACTGGAGGCTCACAACTGGGCATTCGCTGTCAGACGAGTACGACTGCCTGAATACAAGAAATATGACGCCGACCTCTATCAGTGGGCCCACGGCTATCAGGTTCCCTCCGATTACTTACGCACGGTCAAGGTGTACGAAAAGTCTTCGAGGGTGGACGAGGCCGGACTTGATTTTGAGATTGAGACATTATCTGAAACAGGCTCATACATTCTCCTAACCGATTCTCCCGCTCCCATGCTTCGATACGTGGCCAGCGTCCAGAACGTGTCAATCATGCCGCAGTATTTCATTCAGGCCCTTGTTCTCCAGCTTGCTAGTTATCTGTCAGGCCCACTGATGAAAACTTCTATGGCGCAGCAGATGATCCAAATGGCCGCTCAAGCACTGGAGACGGCGAAGTATCAGGATTCTCGAAACTCTATCAGGGTCAAGCACGAATATTTAGCGCCCCACCTGGCGGCACGGAGTATTTAAATGTCACTGAAAATCTACAAACAATCAATCGGAGGAGGTGAGATTTCTCCTTCGATGTATTCAAGGATCACGGATCCGTCCTACTCGGCTGGGCTGGCCAAGTGTCGCAATATGATTGTTGAGCCTCAAGGCCCTGTAGTTCGGCGCCCTGGTTTCTCAATGGTGCGTGAGACCAAGTATCCAGACCGCAAATGCCGCCTGATCCCGTTCACCTTTTCCGCGACACAAACGATGATCTTAGAGTTTGGTCATCATTACGTGAGATTTCACACGAACGGCTCAACGCTGATGAACGGCGATGTCCCGTATGAAGTGACCACGGACTATGACGAATCCGAACTCTTTGATATTGACTATGCTCAGAGTGTTGACATCATCACGCTGGTGCACTGCTCCCATCCGCCGAGAGAGTTGAGACGTTATGGCGCGCTGGACTGGCGACTTGTGGACATCACTTTCAACACTTCACTTACTCCGCCTACAGGTGTGACGGCCACACAGCACATCTTGCAGTCTGCGACTTATAAAGACGGATATGTCCGCAAATATGTAGTGACATCTTGCAACTTGGACAACTCCGAGGAATCGAAAGCGAGCCAGGCCGCATCAGTTGTGTGCAACCCGTATGGAGATGGTGCGTACAACACGATCACATGGAACACTGTTGCAGGTGCCGATCATTATCGCGTGTACAGGGATAAAGGTGGTATCTATGGCTACATAGGCGAGACCCGCACAAACAGCATTGATGATGACAATATCGCGCCAGACAGCTCTATCACTCCGCCGATTTATGACGATGTTTTCCTGACATCAGGCGGCATTACGGGTGCAACTGTTACCGCTCAAGGTTCTGGATATGTCGGTCCGAACGGAGAAATTACGGGGATCGACCTGCTAGAGACACAGACATGGGTAGTCGAGGGATCGGGCAGAAACTTCTATGGACCTGTAGCACCTGGAAACTGTTCAGCCTGGCAAAGCGATGACGGCTGGGCATTGAACTTCTATGGCGATGGTGTAGGCCTTGTCCCTAATGACGAGATGATTTCTCTGTTCTCGGCCAGCGTGGAGATTTATGACGCCGAAGGATCAGGTGTCGGAGCGACTGCCAAGGCTGTATTTTCCTCGGCCTCAGAATGGATCAAGCTCACCAAACCCACGGGAAATCTTAATTTCTGCTTGTATGGTTTCCGTCCGATCAAGGCAATCCAGGTAACGAGCCCAGGATCAGGCTATAAGCGGCCGCTTTGTAGAGTGACCATCACGGCATGGCCTACATGGACATGGAGCCGAAAGGCGCTCAATTACAAATTTGAATTCAAGCGTTACACAGGAGACTTTTCAACCTCAGTAAAGAGCGCTGGGTTCTTAGAGACCTCAATCCGAGTGACTGACACAACGGGAAGCGGAGCGGTGTTGGAGCCTGTAATTTCAGGCGGCAAGCTGACAAATGTCATAGTCAAGAATCCAGGCGCAGGATATTCCAATCCAACGGCCACTCTTATTTCAAACTATGGCTCAGGCGCTCAAATCTCTCTGACTGTTGCGAATGCTGGAGACTATCCAGGATGTGTCTCTTACTTCGAGCAAAGGCGCTGGTTCGCTGGCAGTCGTATGCGTCCCCAATATATTTGGGCAACCAAAACAGGTACGGAAACGGATATGGGCTATTCCCTCCCGTCCCAACCCACCGACCGCATCAAGGTTAGGGTAGCGAGCCAGGATTCAAACCGAATCCGCCATATCGTCCCCTTGTCTCAGCTCCTTATGCTGACCGCAAGCGGGGAATGGAGAGTGAGCCCTGTAAACTCTGACGCGATCACGCCTGAATCTATGAGCGTGCGTCCGCAGTCTTATGTCGGATCAAGCCAGACAAAACCGGTCCTCATTAACAACACGATGATCTTTGCCTCAGCCCGAGGCGGCCACCTGAGAGAACTCGGTTACAGCTACCAAGCAGGCGGTTACATAACCTCGGACGTGTGCCTCAGAGCGGCTCACCTCTTCGATCACCACGAAGTTGTCGATATTGCATACGCCAAAGCTCCCTACAGCATATTCTGGTGTGTGAACGACATAGGCAAACTAATTTCCTTTACCTATGTGCCAGAACAACAAGTCGGAGCTTTTGCACAGCACGAGACCCAGGGCGATTTTGAATCGTGTGCAGTGGTGCCAGAGAGCAATGAGGACATTCTTTATGTCGTGACCAAGCGCAAGATCGGAGAGAACACCGTGAGGTTTGTAGAGCGCATGAATGAGTACATCATTGAGAAAGATGAAGACTACTTATTCATGGACTGCGCGGGCACGTATTCAGGCCCAGCCAAGACCGAAATCTCTGGCATTAGCTGGCTGAATGGAATGAAAGTTTCTATCCTGGCAGACGGCTATTGTGTGCCGGATCAAGTTGTGCAGAACGGCAAAATCACGCTAAGAAGAGCGGCGTCCAAGGTTCATGTTGGTCTTCCGTATAACTCAGATATTCAGACATTACCTCTTGCATTACAGCTCCAGGATCTTTCTTTCGGTAGTAACCATAGGAAGAACATCAGCGGTGTAGCAGTGAGGATGATTGATTCAGCGAGCATCTTGGCTGGCTCGAGTTTCGACGACCTCTATCAGCAACCAACGAGAGGAAGAGAAACTCCAGGCACGCCGCCGAAGAAGAGGAATGGAGAGTTTGAGGTGAATATCGCCGCGAGCTGGACGGATGACGGTCAAGTCTGCATTAGGCAGAACGCGCCGCTACCGCTAAAAATCTCGAGTATTACGGTTACGTGCGACGTGGTGTAGTGCGCATCAACCCCGTGAAATCCTCCAATATCTATGCTGAGTTGGAGGATTTTTTATGGCCGGATCTAGTTTCTCTTTTGGCACGTTAGGCCTTATTTCTACAGGTGTTTCCACACTCTTTAACGCCTTCGGTGCTAAGAGTGTCACGCGGTACAACAACGCTATTGCACAAGCTCAAGCCGATATTGCAAAGATCAACGCGGACACAATGAACTTGCACTATCAGCAGAGATTGTTTGCGGCTGAGGGTGAGTATCAGCGCGAGACCATGCAGGCCGCCCAGATGAAGGCGCGGCAGAAAGTCGCTTTAGCCGCGAACGGAGTTGCTATCGGTGTCGGATCAGCCGCCGAGCAATTAGCCAGCACGGACATTGTGAAGAAGATCAACCTCAACCGCCTGGAGAGCAATGCGAAATCCGAGGCATGGGGCTACCGCGCAAAAGAGACGGACTACAGAAACCAGGCGCTCATGAGCCTGGCTAAGAAACAGAGCGCAAGCCGAGCCTTTACGGATTCACTCTTAATCGGTGCTGGGAATATGGGAATGGCATTTGCTTACGGCAAATTGATGGATATGGCCAAAGCATCCGAATCGGCCGAAAAGCCGAAGGCTGAGGAGCCAATCCACATTGATGCAATCTCTGGGGCCGACCCTGGAATCAAGGTTGACGCAATCTCAGGCGCCCAGCCAGGCGTTACGCAGATTGACGCTATCTCAGGTGCTCAACCGAACCTGCTGCTAGGCCAGACAGTCAAAACAACACAGCTCTATCCGACAACGACCAAAAACATCTTCTCTCTGAACTACAGAGGATAAAAAATGCCAATCGTCCCGAAGTATGAAAATAATGTTCCTGGAGTAGTCGAAAGCGGAAGAGGTTTCGGCGCTCCCGTTGATAACGTCCGACCCTCATTTGATTACGAGAATGTCATGAACCGAGCGCTCCAACCCTGGAGCCAGCTTGCAGACAGCACGATCAAGATTGAGGCGTATCACCGTGACACCGTTGTGAAAGCCCAGGCCGATGAACAGCTTGACGCCTACAACAAAGAGGTGCAAACAACGCTGTACGATCCAGAGAAAGGATACTTTGCACAGCGCGGCAAGAACGCGGTTACAGGCTGGGATCAGGCTCAGAGCGACCTTCAGTCTATTTACGACAAGCACCTGAGCCAAATTGATGACCCTGATGTCAAAGAGGCTTTTAAGTCGAATGCCCTTCAGCGCCTCAACTCTGTAAGACAGAAGACAGTTGTCTATCGCAACGAACAGAACATCCGCTGGCGCGCCCAGACATCTAAGGATCACGCTGACAATCTGGTAGAAGAGTTTGCCTTAGGCGGCTTTACTCCAGACGGTCAGAGAACAATGGCCAGCCTGATGAATGAAATCGACTACCAAGGCAGGATGGAAGGCTGGGATGATGAAACATTGAAGCGCCAGAAGAACGCCTATAAGTCTCTGGCCTATGCAGGTGCCTACAGCAATGCTTCTATGGCCGATCCTCTTGGCGCATTTAGACATTTTCAAGTTGACGGATCAAAACAGATGTCTGCTGATGTCGGACGCAGAACTTACCAGATGTTATTCCAGCGCTCTGCTCCGCAGCTTGTGCAGATTATGCGAAGACTTAATGGACCAACCGCCGTAGCCCTCACTTCAGGAGCTACTGCGAGGGTATTCGGCAATACGGATCCCAACGTGTTGCGCCAATCAGCGGCTCAGGCGGGCATAGGAACTCCGCCGAAAGTCTCGGACAAGGTTCTCAATACGTCCGGTTACAAGGGCTGCAATCCGTTAAATGTGAAAGTATTCGGCAACAAATGGAAGGGGCTCATTGGGCAGGATGAAAGAGGTCATGCAATCTTTGCTCGTCCTGAAGATGGTATTCGCGCTGGCGTGAAGGTCATTCAGACTTATGCCAATAAGTATGGCCTCAATACTATTGAAAGCATTTTGTCTCGGTTTGCCGCAGCAGATTCTTTGACAATGGGTGCATACGTTGACAACGTAAGCCACGCCACGGGTTATAAATCCAATGAACGATTGAATCTGAAAGATCCTGAGGTCTTAAAGAAAGTCGTCACCGCGATGATGAAACAAGAGATCGGGGATGTACCTTACTCCGAGCGCACGATTATCGCGGGTATCCAGGGTGCTCTGGGAAAAGAGGACATTAACGACTTCTCCGACTTCTACAACACGAAACTTACTGACGAAGAAGAAGCTCAGTATCAAGCCTGGGCTAAGAAGATCGGCCATGAGCGTGATGTTTACGACTATGACCTTAGAGGAGCCTGGAAAGCAGGAGCAGCTCAGGCTGAGAACGGCCACTTCCCAGACACATTCAAGAAGCCGAACCACCACACATTCTCCGAGGAAAGCCAATATGCCGACGGGAAGAGAAATATTGGCGGACGCTGGGTAGTCGAGAACGGCCAAAACATCTTTATTGGTCCGAACGGTGAGCGCCGCGATGATAACGGCAAACTCTTGAGCGAAGGTACAGATCAGGCGCCAAGACTGACGGCAGCAGACCTTGCTTTTAACCCGAAGGTGAAAACAGGGATTGAAGTCTTTGACGCCCTGAACGATCCGGAAAAAATCTGGATTATGCAGCACGCCAAACAAGCTATGGGTCAAGACATCAAACAACAGAGAATCGAGCTGAAAAAGAATGTGGACAACGCTCTTTCTCTTGCGCTGACCCAAGGAGACATCAGCACCCTTCCGGATATTTCTGACTTCATTGGTGTTTATGGCCAGGATGACGGAGTACGCATGCATCAGGAGGCCGTAAAGCAGGCTCAGCTAAATTCGTACATGTATCAAATGCCTGGGATGTCCAATGGAGAAATTTTATCCATCAGCAAGTCGCTAATGCCTCAGAAGGATGATTCGGAGTACGCGAACAGAATAGAGCAGAAGGCAACATGGGATAAAGCGGCTCAGACAGTCCTTAAAAAGCGAGACAGTGACCCGATGTCTTTTGCAATCAATCATGTCCCGGCCCATGGATTGACGACCATAGAAGACTTTAATCAGCCATTGGCCAAGACGCTAAATGAGGTTTCCAATCGTGTATCCCAATTTCAATCTATCCAGCAAAGTTTCGCTATTGAACCTCAGGCAATGAAATTGTTCACAAACGAAGAGGCCGCGAGATTAAATGACACGTTGGAAAAGATGAATGCGGATCAGGCCGCTCCGATTGTTTCTGCCATTGCAGGGCTTGTTGAGGAACAAGGAGGTGCGACAGCATCCAGAACCCTTATCAACCAATTCGCCAAAGACGGACGGCCAACAAAACTGAGCTCGGCCCTGGCCCTAGCCACGAGCGCTAATGCAGTCAATAAAGGCTATGTGAAAGAGTACTTGGCAGGGAACGCCTTCTTGACCAATAAAGAGGCTGATCCAGATACGAGCAAGTCAGCAGTTAATGAAGAGATTGGCAAAGAGATTAGAGGCTTGTTTGGCCAGCCTGAAGCAGGCCGCCAGGCCGTTGAATTGATCCGAGGTATTTACGCCTACAGACAAACAATGGACAGCGATAGGAAATCCATTGAAGAAATTGTTGAGGACGTTTACGGAAGAAACGAGGAATTTAACGGAGCTAGGGTCTTCATGCCTCGAAATACGAATGCGTCCATGAGAAGTCTTGTGGCCGTCTTCTCAAGACAAAACGCAAACGACAAAACCAGTGTGCAGTTTAGAGGCGGGAAGACCACGCTTGGAGAGCTCACAGAAATCTTGCCGAAGGCCCAGCTTGAATGCGTGGACGATGGGAAGTATCTCATTAGAGACGGTACAGATTATGTCCGTTATTCCGCCAATCAAGCACCTGTCGTTCTGGACTTTGGCAAAGCCATTGACGCCGCCAACAAGGATCTTGACGTGATTCTGGACGCGGCCCTTAAGACCTCGAATTTAGAGAATGACCAAGATTACGATTACGAGTGAGAATCATGTCGAGCCTTTACAGTTTTAACAATATTGGATACGGCACATCCCGATACCAGCTCGGCCTGGACGGAACTCAGATCCCCGAGCAGAAGAAAGAAGCAGGATTTTTTAGCGGTATGGGAGAGGCCGCCTTGGACATTCTCCCAGCCGCAGGAAACTCAACCTTAGCTGCTGGCCTGGATCTTTTGGGCTCGTTCATGCGCAGTGAACCGAACGAAGATGAAAGCGGGTTCACTCTTGAAGACGCGCTCACCAGCGATGACATCATGAAGGCACAGGACCTTAAAGAGCAGGCCGCGCAGAAGTTTGAAACGAAAGCAAAAGAGCGCAGAAGTGTGGTTAGGGAGGACTACACGCCCAAACCCGAAACAACGGGAATGGCGGGTCAAATCCTTTACGGGTTTGGTGTAATGGGTTTGAAGCAACTCGGATATTCAGTTATTTCTGGCTTTAACCCGATTGGCGGCGCCATCCTTACTGGTGTTGATTATGGTGTCAACGAATCAGGGAATCTCAGAGATAAAGGCGTAAAGCCAGAAGTTGCGACTAAGGCCGGTATCACCTCAGGTGTGATGACAGCTGGAGGATTATTACTGCCTGGCGCGGCTCCTGCTGGAAAGTTCAATCCATCCCGATTGACATCTGCTGCATGGGGCGCAGGTGCTAATGCTGTAATGGATTCTGGAGAAAAAGGAATCATTAATTACATTCTGCAGAATGCCAATTATTCGGACATTGCCAAAGAATACGATCCTTTAGATGCTGCTGGATTAACCGCCTCGGCAGGTATCGGAGGCATCATGGGCGCGATCCTTTTCAATAAAAACAGAAGGATTAAATTTAAGCCCGCCAAAAAAGCAGAAGAAAAGACCGACCCTATCGAGCTGAACACGGAAACGCTTGAATCATTGCAGAACCGTGACAGAAGCACCAATGCCTCAGTACGGCAGATGAAGGCCATATCTGCAAACCCGCGCTACTCCCTTCTAAGAACTTCTCCTTTGTTGGCAGAAGGTGCACCTGTCATCACATACGCTGGAGATATTCCTGCAATTAGGCGCGGTCACACGGACACGGCCGCCTCAGGGGACAAATCCTATGATGTTTATTACGCAGTCGTTGAGGCAGATTCTGTTTTAGTTTCCAACGATATTACAGGACATAAGAACCCAGCCTATACAGACCCTAATATTCAAGGGCCTAGAGCTATCGCAGGGAATGGCCGTATTGCCGGATTGCAAGATGCTTACGCTCAAGGCACTGCTGGCCAATACAAGGCAGACCTTGTAGCAGACCAGAGAAGGACAGGAATTTATGGCGATGAAATAGCCCGAATGGAGAAGCCTATTCTTGTTCGAGTTCTTGATCCCAAAGATGTGACGAAGGACTTAGCGGATAAGACCAACACAAGCGGTGTGTCCAGAATGTCCTTGAGGGAGCGTGCGAAGAACGACGCGGAAAGAATCGACCTTGAAAAGCTGGAGTTTGATGAAGACGGCCGCATCACAGACCAGACGGTTGTCAATTTCATCAAAATGCTCCCAGCAGAAGAGCAGGCCGAACTCATTGACAGTAAGTCAGGAAAAGCGAATAAGACGGCAAGAGATAGGGCCGAAGCAGCTATTTTTGCCAAGGCCTACAAAAACGACACGCTCATTAATCTGGTTACCGAGGTGGACAAGCCAGAAGCACGTTTAGTTTTAAAGGCGCTCATGGAATTGGCGCCGAAGGTGGCGCAGTTGGAAGGCAATAAGCTGGATACCACTCCTTCGATTATCCGAGCCGCTTCAAAGATTTTGGAAGGCTACAAGAAGGGATTCAAACTCAAGGATATTGCCGCACAGAAAGAATTTGATGAAGATCCCTATGCAGATGCAATCGTTGAACTTTTCGCAAAAGATTCTCGGACAAATCGGCACGTAGTGGACGTGTTAGGAGAACATATCGATAGTCTGAGGGAATCCGGAAACGCGGATCAGGGCTCTTTTGATCTTCTTGGCGGTCCCCTGACTAGGGAGGATGCTCTTAAAGATTTACAAGGCCGCATTGCCAACCGCTACCCTCTACCCAGTGAAGCAGCAGTTGACGCCGCCCGCACTAAACAAATTGCCAACACTGTCAATAAGGATCAGCTCGTTAGTGAAAAAGCTGGCGATATGAACCAATCCATTGAAAATGAATATCGCGCTCAGGCCCAGATAGATGATGGAGAGCGCGTATCCGTAAATGAAAACGTAGTCGATCAGGCCCGTGTAGAACAAGAAAAGGCAAGAATTGTTGAGGCTATGCATAAGGTCAGGGAGGAAGCCAAGGGCGATCCTTTAGAAATTCTCGCAAAAGTCGAGCCCGAAGATGTTCAGGGAATGACGATTAGAAGGGGATGGTATCGAAAGACAAATAAACCGCAGGAACAATTTGCGGAATTAAATACACCCTTCGGCCTAGTAAAAATCTGGCTTAAGCACTCCAAAGACGAAAGTAACGAAAACCTTAGAGTGACGGACGAGGATTTAAAACAAATCCCTACCATTGTTAGAGAGTACGATCCGATCCCCAGACGGAATGAAAGAGAGAAGAACAGGACTTGGCGAGTTGTTATTAACAATAGGGAACTTGTTCTAGCTGATAGACCGTTCAAATCCGACGGAGAAGAAAGGACGTTGGCTACTTTCTATATCCAAAATCCTGAGACAAGGGCGAATGGGAAAGCTAAAGGTTCTCCGTTATCGAAGAAGAGAGAAGTTGTGGCCCCGAATGCTGAGTATGAACCCCCAGCATCCGGAATTACTCGCGCGCCTTCCAACCTTAGCTCTCGAGCTTCCGTCCCGCACGAAGGCGGGGAGCTCACTACGCGAGGCACTGACACTAGTGTCAAGACCAATTTAACAGATGGAATTGAGCAAAGTCAAGAGGTTAGGGAGGCACCTCAGAGCGCCGATGATGCAGTACAGGCACAGCAAAATGTCGTGAATCAAGTAGTGAACGCTTTGCCAGAAGAAGTAAGAGAGCCGATCAAACGGGTCGTGGCAGATCTGACTGGAGAAGGAGTTGAACCCACGACAAGACCTCAGCCAGAAGTCGGACGTGAATTCAGTTTGGAGGCTCAGTATGAGACAGCCCTTCGAGACCATCCTGACATGAAAATCACGATTGAGGATGAAAACGGTGGAACTCGTGAAATGTCCGCGGCTGACCTTTTAGATGAAGCTGACAGAGAAGCTAAACAAATCGAAAACGACGGTAAAGCACAAGGCGAAGCAATGATGTGTGTTGTTAAAAACAAGGGGATACATTAATCATGGCAAGAACATTAGACCCGATGAAACCGGAATGCAGAGAAACAATTAGCCGCATCCTGGGAAGAGAATTTGGAGAAGAGGAATCCAAGCGCTGGCTTGCTGATATGCGCCGTGAGTTTAGATATGTTGCAGGAACAAAAGAAGCTCAGGCCGCTGGCTGGACGCGTGACCAAATAGCACAAAAAGCCGCAGAACGATTGGCTCAAAACTATTTGCATAAAGCCGCGAAAAGACGCCAGAGAGCGCAGCAACAAATTGTTGCTCAGGCCGCCTTGGAAAATAACCGGGAGAAATATGAGAGGAACGGTGAGAAGGCCTTTAAGTCTGTAGGTCGAGTATTGGAGGATGTGAGTAGGTACATGATTGGCCTCCAGGAGCAGTACCAGGGCCAGATCGTTGACGCTATCAGCTCCATACAGAGCAAATGGTTTGGGCTTATGGAGGATAGAAAAACCGCACTAGATTTTGTTAAAGAGCTTTTTGGAGAAGATTCTGGGAACCAGGCAGCGAAGGCGGCCGCCAAAGTATGGAGAGAAAAAACAAACGGATTCAGAGAACGTTTTAACAACGCCGGCGGTGATACTGGTGACCTCGGAGATGAATGGCACCTACCCCAATCTCATGACATGTACAAATTAATAAATGCCGATGATCTCCTGAAAGGAAAATACGATGGAAAATACAAAGGTGACAACAAAACCGCTTGGGTGGATTTTTTATTTGATCGGATAGACAGATCCAGGTACGTTGACGAAGAAGGACTTCCATTGAATGACGCAGAGATAAAAGACGTGCTCGGATCTATGTTTGACAACATAACGAAAGGTAAAACTTCCACAGGCGGATCACGCGTGGCCGGAAGTAAGAGCGGATGCTTTGCTGATAGAAACTCCCAGCACCGTGCAATCTTTTTCAAGGACGCTGAATCCTTCTTCCAATACCACGAAATGTTTGCGAGAAACCCATCCATTGTGGGAACGATGATGGATCATGTCAGATCAATGGCGAGCGACACAGCTCTTCTTGAACAGATGGGACCCTCTCCTAATTCCGCTTTTTATACCTTATACAACGAGGCAAAAGCGGAAGCGTCACAGCACCTTGCACAAACAAAAAGCACCTGGGGGTACAAAGATGTATACGGTCCTGGCTTTGTTTCCGTAAAAGATATGTGGGCTAATTTGAACGGAGAGACTTCTACCGTCATGCCAACCCACAAGAATATTGCAGAGGTATCTCAAACTTTGAGAAACATGCAGGTTTGGGGAAAACTTGGGCAGGCGTTTATTTCATCATTAACGGATATTCCAACTTATTTCCATACCACCGGTTATACAAAGCTGCCTTGGGGCGTAGCTTTTAGAAACCTTCTCACGACATGGGGCAAGTCGGATAAAGAATTTGCCATAAGAGCGGGAATTATCGGAGACACCTTAGCAAACAATTTATGCCGTTGGACATCCGAAAGCCTCGGTTATCGCTGGTCAGGGAAACTTGCCAATGCCACCATGTACATGTCACTTCTCACTCAATGGACAGACGGAATTAGGCGAGCTTATGCGATGAATATGATGGGCGCTATCGGAAAGATGACGCGCAACAGCGAATGGGGGAAGCTGGACGCATGGGATAGATTCATTCTCGAAAAGTATGGCGTGACAGAAAAGGACTACAAGCTTTTTCAGCTTGCTAAAACCGACCAATACCGAGGTTGTGAAATGCTCACACGGGGAGCCATTGAAGAAATCTCTGATGCAGATTTGGCAAAAATCGGAGCCACGAGGAATGACGCTGAAATCGCGGCAGGTAAACTCATGTCAGTGCTCACCAATGAGGCTCAAATTGCCTCGCTACAGCCTGACTTAGCAACAAGAGCGGCAACAAACCGAGGTCACAAGAGAGGAGAGCCAACAGGTGAAATCATCAAATCCTTCATGATGTTTAAGTCTTTCCCGCTGGGAATGGTCAGCGCGCACATTGACAGACTTAGAGATAAAGGTCGCTTTATTCGTGAACAGGGCGGCACGAAACGCCAGATCATGACGGCTCAAAGCGAATACCTTGCCACGCTCATCATCGGTACTACTCTCATGGGTTACTGCGTGAATCAAACTAAGACGCTTATAGCCGGTAAAGACTTAGAGGATCCTGCCGCTGTAGACACTTGGATTTCTGCATTCACAGTGGGCGGCGGCGCAGGTATTTTGGGTGACCTGTTAGTTAATGCGATGGATGATTCAAAATATGGTCATCCCGCTTTTATGAATTTTATGGGTCCAGTCATTGGGACCATTCTTTCTGCCAGTGATGCATGGGCTGCGGCAAAAACAGGAAAGGACGGGGGAGCAAAAACTTGGCGCATGTTAAAGAGCAATTTGCCTTTCATTAATCTCTGGTACGTTAAGGCAGTTCTCGACCATACAGTCCTCAATCAAATAAGCGAGTACTTGAGCCCTGGCTATCGAAAACGCATGGAGAGGAATACGCGCAAATTAACAGGGCAGGGATTCTGGAGGAACGAAAGAGGAATCCGCAGAGCTCCACGTGTGGCCAAACATCCTGATCCGTGGCCGCATCCCTTTGGGTTATTTAAGTAACTTTTAGGTGTGCGCATCAACAATCTGGCTGACATGAAAATGTCTCTAAACAATGAGGTGTTTTCATGCTGCCAGATGTTCCGCGACGGGTGGGCCCTGTAACAGGCTTGGGTATCTCCCGAGTTGATTTTGACTTCAAGATATTTGCGTCCTCCAATGTGCTCGTAATCCGCACGAGTAAGGAGGGCGTGGACAAAACGCTGAAAGAGGGTGAAGACTATACAGTCACCTGGGACGAAGACCAAACCGCGAATATCGGCGGATACATTACGCTTGACGAGTTTCTCACGGACGGGGAATCGGTCACGATTCTCTCTAATGTCGCATACACCCAGGAGCTTGATTTACACGCGGAAGGTGATTTCAATCCGAATGACATCAATGTAAATTTTGACCGCACCGAAGCACAGATCCAGCAGTTAAAAGAGAAACTCTCCCGCGCCGCAGTCGCTCCCGCCTCCTCAGGCATGGAGGGTGACGAATACGGTGAAATCCTCTTAGCGAACTCAACGAAATCAGGCGAATACGCCGCCCAAGCTCAAGAGGCCGCCGAAACAGCTAAGGCCGCGGCCGCAGTGGCCAGCGCCGCCCAGGATAATCTGGACGACTCTACCGAAGTGGCAGAGAACGCCGCCAAGTCTGCAAGCAATTCGGCAACCGCCGCCGCGCAATTCAAGCTTGATTCTGAGACCGCCGCTACCACGGCCACCGAGGCGGCAGAGGTGGCTAAGCAGGCCGCCTTCTCATATCGCTATTGTGCGACCGCCACAGCAGGAGGCACGGTCAACACCTCAGCAATCTTGCCTGCAACGCTGATTAAAGTTGGCGACCACGTGATGAACGCTGACGGACAGATCTTTAGGGTCTTGAATGTTGGCTCCAGCACGTGCGAACTCTCTGGAATCATCACAACTATTTCAGGCCCTCAGGGTTTGAAGGGTGATTCAGGCAGTGTCGGTCCTCAGGGCAGTGCGGGCGCAACATTCACACCATCAGTTAGCGCGGAAGGTGAAATCTCCTGGACAAACAACAAAGGGCTTACAAACCCAGCTCCCGTAAATATCCGCGGCCCGAAAGGCGAGAGGGGTGAACGAGGTTTGCAAGGCAGTCCTGGACCCGTCGGCAGTGCGGGACCTCAGGGTCCGATGGGAAGTAGTCCGTGGGCAACCGCTTTCGGTCAATTCCGCATTGACGGAGCAGATTTAAAACTTGATTACGTCGGCCTGGACACTTCAGCAGATTTCTCAATCAATACGAACGGTGAATTAACAGTTACGGTGACAGAATGACTACTTTAAATTTAGGCCGAGTTCGGCCAGTCTGGAAGGGTGACTGGACATCAACGGCCACCTACCTGGCTTTTGACTTCGTTAGGTACACGGACGGGAATGTTTACTTAGCCGTCCAGGACGTACCAGCAAATTACATCCCGAGCTCCCAGACAAGTTACTGGGTTTTGTTCGGCGCGAAAGGCGGAAAAGGCGATACAGGTAGCGCGGGCAGTGTGGGCGCCACGGGCAGTCAAGGCCCCCGCGGCGTGACGTTTACACCAGCAGTTAGTGCTGAAGGTGACCTCTCCTGGAGCAATGACGGGAACCTAAGTAATCCAGGCACGGTCAATATCCGCGGCCCCCGCGGTTTGCAAGGCGAAGCGGGCAGTCAAGGGCCTGCGGGACCGACGGGGCCAGCGGGCACGACAAACTACAACAACCTGACTAACAAGCCTGTTTCAGACACGTCTTTAAAACTGGCTGGCGGGTTTGCTGATGCAAAGGCAACTGGTGAGGCTTTAGATAAACGTGTTGGTGTAGCCAGTCAATCTTTCTCTGACAATGAGAAAGAAATCGCACGTGCAAATATCGGATGGGCCTCGGGCTTTGCCGCTTCGATTTCTGCGTGGGTCACAGCCTCATTTACCGCAGAAGTGGACGCCTATCTCATCCCTATTCTTAAACAACTCTGTTTGGAAAACGGCGCCACTCAAGACGAAATCGACGCACTTCAGTAGGAGAACTGAATGACCACACTAAGTGAAATCAAAGCTCAATACCTGGCTGCGGCCAAGGCCAAGCCTATCGAGAAATACTGCATCAAAGACCACGAAGGGAAGATTGTCGCAAGGAGTAATTCTCCCGTTGTTCATGTTTTCAACAACGAGGCCGATGACGCATACGCCGCCGAGCACTATCAGCTCAAAGAGGTTTTTAACGGAATGAAATTTTGGTATGGCGAGGAATCCCCCGCTGGATTGTTCCAAAGCGCCGACGGTCAGTTCTACACAGAATCCGAGTTGCCTGAAAACTCCGACGCATTCTGTACACAGCGCTACAGCAACGAGATCAAAGCCGAGAGAAACGCACGAATAAGCGACACAGACGACTATGTGAAGTTGCCTGACATCACCGTGGCAAGAAGCGCAGGAGCCAAGCGTTCGGCCCTTGAGGACGCCGACAGGATAG